AAGGGAGACTGTCATTCCCGGTTCAAAACTCTGCTGAACAATAGCGATCTTTTCCTGTGTAGTACGCCGTCTGCGTTTCTCCGGTCCTAAGACATCAATCATCTGCTCTCCAATGACTAGTCTAAAAACTAGTATTAAGACTATCACTTAAATAAGTGATATTGGTTGTCTGGAGATTCAGGGGGCCAGTCTACCGTTCCCCCAGTCCTCCTGTTGCGCCAGCTTCCATACGCTCCAGTCTGTGTCAGTAATCCCTTTGCTTTTCAGGATACGAAAATCAGAGTCATCGAGGCTACGAAGGTCTGGTGTCCGTGACACTACTTCTCCCAGGCTTCCCATCATGGTTACGCCATAGGCGCGCTTGTGCGCATCTGACCATGCTGTAAGCCCACTGGCACGCATTACCGCCGTTGCCGCCCAACGAGACACTGACGGCCCCATATTATCCATCGCCCAGCGGTTAACGCTGCCAAGTAGAGATTCCATCGCCAGACCAGCGCGGCGCGCCCGCGCAAGTTCTGTACGGTTCGTGGGGTCCATAGCTTCAAGCTGGTTGCGGAATAACTGGTTCATTGGAAGGTTGGTCACCTTCGCAGACAGATACATGGTTCCAAGATCAGAGAACGATGATAGCAACGCGGATCCGAGTCTGCTGGCAACCAGCCAGTTGCGGATATTGTCAGACCATCGCGCGATGTGCGGATTCGCTACAGGCTGTGTCTTTCCGGAAATAAAGTTGTACAGATTCTCTGTGTTGTTCGCCAGCCGCTCGACTTTACCGGTTTTACTCGGGTTAGCTGTTGCCGTTTCTGCCTTAACCTGATCAAGAAGGGAGCGGAAAACATGATCGGGGTTTGGACCATATGTTTCCACCAGAGCAATATCTTTACTGATACCTTCCAGGTGACCGACCATGATTTCCCATAGAGAGCGATCACCATAAAGTTGTTGATATTGGAGATAGGAATCTGCATCTTTGAAATGTATCTGTCGTGATGCATTACCACGGTTAGCACGTGCGCCGGAAATTCGCATTCCGGTATCAGTAAGCTTATTCAGCCCACCAGTAGCGATCGTGTTATAAGCCTCTCCAAGAAATGCAGACAACTCGGCATCATTCATCAGTTGTCCATCGGCTCGGATATAATATTTGCGATCCAGCTTACCTATAACATCGCTAACCCACTTATCCTTTGATACCGCCCCAACCTTTTCCATAGAATGATGTTGAGGGATCCCCCAGTTTTCGAGATAGCCAATGTCCCCACCAGCATCATTAAACCGGCGGCGCAGTAGATCTGTCACTTCTCTCCACGCCTTAGCACCTTTTCTTGCTTTAGCATTGCCAGTATTTTGCCCTCGCATTTCATATACCAGGTCACGCACGCCAGCTTCATCTTCAAACAGGCCAAAAAAGCGAGGATCAACTGCTTCAAATGCCTCTTGCAATTGACTCAATGCATAATCACGAGTGGCTTTTGTTCTGGACTCAACAGAGAGGAAATTCGATTTACCGTCTGCATTAAAAGCAATAGTACGGTTAAGAGCGCCGAGTTTCCCATCAGCCCCTTGATAGCTATTGATAAATTTATCCAATCTCTGACGTGCGGCTATAGTGAGGGCCACACGACGTTTCTTTAATGCCGATTCTCGCTGTAATTCTTCAGATGCCAATTGTGCTGCACGATATAGCCGCTCTGATTCGGAAAGTTGTCTCCACGACATCGGGTCATCACGAGCAATGGAGCGCATATTTCGATAAATGCGGTCTTCAATGTTCTGTATTTCTCGCGCCGTTAACGTGCGCTGCGCCGCCTGCTGGACCGCTTGTATACATTCCTGTCTCATTTAATTTAACCTCTCAAGAAACACGCCACAGCGACATCAAACAGGCTGGAATCCTGTATTGCCTGCTCACTTTCCCTGTTCGCTTCATCCAGCACTTCACGCGCGCTGCGCGATTGTGGATTACCATCATCATCCAGCACGGTTATTATCATGTCCGGTGATTCAAGCAGCGAATCTTCAGCTATGCGCAGATCAATATCTCCTGCCGGATCTGCCATCATCTTTTGTTCTGCCTGTTGCAATATCTTACCGGGCTCAAAAGGAGCTACTTCGTCTGGCGTCCTGACCTCTGCTGTTTTATAGAATGAAACAGCCTGAGCATTAAGTTCACTTTCTGCCTGCTGTCTCCGAGCCAGTTCTGCTCGAGCTTCAAAAAACTGACCGCCAGGCTCGTGCGGTGCCAACGCGTTACGGGAAAATTCCAGGCGTTCTTGTGCCTGCCGGATTCGTTGATCAATATCGCGAAGTCTGGCCAGTTTATCTGATCGAGCACGAGACAAAGCTTTACCGCTACCGGTTGGCTCTTCTGCAAGAATTTGTGCACGCTGTTCAGTGAGATTTTCAATAATTCGTTGGCTATTAGCGATTTCAGACTGGTAAACCTGTCTATCTCCACGCGGCAAAAGCTGCGCGGCCTGTTCTTCAAGCAACCGATTTTCTATAGCGCGCGCCGTTACTCCATCATCTACAGATGACAGAGCCTCATTAACTGCCTGAGACAGCAGACTCTTGCGCCCAGGAATTTCACTGAAAGATGCAGACTCAACAATGCTGGCAACGTCTACAGGTCTCCCCTGGCTAACATCAGACATAGCTTTTCGCAGAGCCTGAATGTGAGAATTGCGCGAAAGCACGTTGATCGGCACGCCGGGCGCAATATCAATTTCAGCATGATGAGCGGCATTCGCCGCCAGTGCAGCATCGATATCAACTGGTGAAAAATTTGGTGCGCTTGTAGACTCGCCGCGAGAGTTAATAAATCTGCCGACACCACCAAACGCCACCCCAAGAACAGCATCAATAGCAATTGCCTGTCGATCCAACACATCATACTGGTTAGCCATTTCGCTATAGCCACCATCACGAAGCGTTTTTGCAGTAAGCCCACGCTGTGCCATACCGAACGCAATATTTGTACCTGCGGCATAGGCAATATCTGGCGTTGCACGTACTGCTGTTGCTGCGGCGCGTCGCACTGAACTCTCACCCGTCCGCGCAAGCTGAGCCGCCACACCTTCCGCCAGCGCACCACCAGCACGTAACCCGAGGCTCATAGGGATCAGTGTTCCGGCACCAGCAGTAATGCCCTGCACTAATCCCGCTTCCTGCGCCGTCCTGAAATCAACACCCTGTGCTGTCAGCCGTTCAAACTCAGAAAAACCCTGTAGCGAAGTTACCGCCGCTGCACCTCCGACAGGACCACCGAGCGTTGTACCGACAACAGCCTGCCCGCCCATATCGAACAACCCATAAAGAACCTGCCCGGCGGTTCCGGTTGTCGCGGCATCAGGCGTCAGCCGCTTAACCTGCTGCTCTGCTAGTTTTCTCTGCTCGGCAATGTATGAAACTGAAGTGTCATTGAGCGAGGTGTTTTCGTTAACAAACTGAGCAATCGGGGATACGATTTTATCCATCCCTGCCCAGAGCAACTGATCTGGCTTTGCCACCAGCCCGGAGTACAAACCAGACAATGCCGCTCCTACAGCATTGTCGAAAAAACCAACATCGCTGTTAAAGCCAGCTGGATTTGATGCTGCTTCGTCAAGCTGCTGATTCTGGTTTACTGGATTAAGGCCAAAGTAACTCATTGCGGAATATCTCCGGAGAATCTCTGACGCTTCTGTGTCAGATCAAGAACAACGGGAGAACCATCATCTTTTAGCAGATAACCAGTACCAAGTTTCACCAGGTACTGACTATCGCCGTAACTTTGCAAACCATACTGACCAGGCGGTGTTTTTATCCCTGTGCCAACAACTTGTTCATTCCAAGCCTGATTAACCTGCTTATCGAATTGCTCTGCAGACATTCCCCACGGCAAAAGAACACTCCCCATTCCGTTATAGTCATGCACGCCACCTGTAGCTACGTTAACAGCCTGTTTCCAGATATCATTGTCAATTTCGCCTGATACCACGCCTTTTTTCGCCATCACACCAGCGTAATAGTCCTTTAAAAAAAAACCAGCAAATGCATCCTTCACCATGTCAGAAAACTCAAGGCGAAGATCAGCATCTTTAGGCATCGGAATACCTTTCGCGTCATCAGTACCTTTACGAGCCGCCGCGCCAGCAAGAATTGTCTGCGCAGCGGTTTCAGGAGACACGGAAACATCCGGATTAAACCAGTTTTTTTCTGCCAAAATACCACCTGGCTTATCCATCAGTATCCCGGCAACGGCAGCAGATGGAGCGTTAGCACTGATCTGCTGTAGTGCTGACATATACACCTGCCCACCACCAGTGCTCTGCCTGATGGTATCGAGATATGCTGCCTGTTGGGAAACGGGCGCATCACGAAAGAAAACACCGATCTGATTGGCCTCGTCTTTGGAAAAGAACGTCAGTGGAGTGCCATATGACTTAGCAAGGTCACTGACCTGAGCAGCACGCAAGGCAACGCTCTGTCCAAAGTTATCCTTATTGCTCATGTCGATAGGCTTTGCCTGTCCGGCGGCAAGAGAGAACTGTACAGGATCAGCCTGTCGCTGCTTTATCACCTGACTTGCAGCCGACACAACGTTGTCATAAAGAGCGGCTCGTGCCGCATAACCCTCCCCTGTCTCACCAGTATCCGGGCGTAATTGCTCAACATATGCTGTAATGCTGCTTGTCGGCATGTTGCGGAAAGAGCCTATATACTGTCCGGCGATCTGCGTATTCTTAAACTCGGTATATCGCAGGTTTCCTTCTCTGACTCCATAAGCTGCAATAAAATCAGCCTCACCAGGTGGGTTAGGAAATTCAACGCCACGCATATACGCAGCCGTCGCATCGCGAACCTGGCTGTCAATCATCGTTTTATATTCAGCCTGCTGCTGCCGACGCAGTTGATCCGCCTGCCGCATAAAACTTGCCTGAGCCTCAGGAGATGCCGCATCGAATGCTGCATTACCGGTATAGCGTTTGGTGTTGGTTGGAATTGTTGATAAACCAAGTGCTGCACTGACACCAGCAGTTAACTGCTGATCACTGTATGGCTGGCTACCGTTCTCATGATGGATAATGGCTGCACAAAGCGCCTTCAGGGTATCAGGATTTGATGCATCGAGAGGCTCATCAGCAGAAACGCCAAGTTGTTCGCACACTGCTTTGATATACGACATAGTGTCATTTTTATCAGTAGGCGGTGCCCAGCGATTAATTATCTCGCTGACGGTATCAATACCCTGCCGCTGATACGACATCAGGTTCCGCCCTAATGCACGAATCCCGTGTTCAGGTGTTTCGAATTTAGCAAATCTACCATCATCACCGGTCTGGCCTACCCACGGATTAGTTTTGCTGTATTCGAGATTTCCGGGGTTATTGTTGCGTATGCCACGGACACGCTCGGAAGAGCCACTATCTGTTACAGCACGGCGAGCTCCAGCAGCAGTATCACTTAACTCGCCATTACTTTGGATGAATGCGGTCGCATTGTTTGCCGACCACTGGGACAATGCTGCATCAGCAACCTTCTCTTTAAACTCGATTTTCTTGGTCTGTATTTGCTCGTCGCTCCAGCCATGTGCAGCACCGTACTCCTCAATTTGCTGGAAAGTTTGCTTATTAGCCAATACGTATGCGGCATTGTCTCCATACAATGCTGCGGCATTTTTACCATTGTTCAGCAGCGTCGCCTGAAACTGACCTTCTTCGTAGGCATTAATTTGCCCTATCTCGTGCCGCCCGGCCTGCGTAGTGAACTGAATGCGCTGCTGCTGCGCCTGCTGCATGAAAGCATTACGAGCCTGTTCATCCGGCAGCGACATAGCCAGTTGTTCGACCTGAGCATCAAACTGCTGCGTATACTCATGGCCTTTTCCAATAGCATTTTTCCCTTTCAGGTTAAGCAAACCTGTTTCAGGGTTATTCAGCAGATCACTGCTTATCTGACTGAGGTTAAGAGATGCCTCCTGAGCCAGAGCGATATTGGCACGCTGTTTTGCCTGCCCCAAAACATCAATTGCCTCTGTCCCTGCCCGAACAAAAGCATCACCAATACCTGGCTGAGAAAACGTCTGCAAGCCTGCTGACTGAACTCCACGGCTCTCAACCTGGCGTCCGGATACTGTTGGTACGACTGGCATTATAATCCTCCGGGTAATCTGGTTCCTGCTGCTGCCCCGATTGGCGCAGGGGTGCTTTGAGTAAACGGACTCCACGTCCCACCAAACATCTGGTACGCACCGTATGCCTTCAGAGGCGCAGTGAGCAATGTTGTTGCTGCTCCCACATTCCCCTGTTTACGGGCTGAACTGGCTTCTGCTTTATAGTTGGCAGCCTGAACCTGATAACCGTAAGCCTCGCGTTGCGCGTTATTCACCGTCGTCAGCGAATCAAGAGCGCCAAACTGAGCAGTGTCACCAAATATATCCAGCGCGTTACCGGTAGATAAATCAGCGCCGGTAGCCCCCATTGTCGCCGCCTGTGTACCAAGCCGCTGTCGGGTCTCTCTGCGCCGTTGCTCAGCTTCAGCGTTACCCCTGTTTATTGCATCATTTGCCTGAGCTGTGGCTATATCTGCGTTCGCTTCTGCAACCTTCGAGGCATACTTTCCCTGTTGGTACTGGGTGTATGCCTGAATGCCACTCATGGCGAGCATTGCGCCACCAGCAATAACCGGATCGCACATTATTTTCTCTCCATGTGAAATCTGTGGAAATTAAGACCAAGAGCACCATAAGGCGCGGCTTCTTCAAGCCTGAATCCAAGCCAGTGCAGCCATGCTTTGGCAACATGGTTTCGCTCGTCGACATAGTTTTCCAGGCGCGGATAAACTGCCAGCATCTGCTGCAATACAGGGCGGCAGTGGCGAAGAAATGTCTTCTGATATTTTTCGATACGGCTGGTTCCGACCAGCCAGGGCGTACCATTGCCACCGATCATTGACGCCGGAGATACGCCAAACATGGTTACCAGTTCTCCGTTCGCAAATCCTGACCAGGCCATAGTCGCAGTACGCAGACCAACACGCAGCGCATCTTCGGTAGTCATCAGCGATACCGCATACAGTTCGTCAATATCAGCCTGACGAACATCCGGCAAAATCATCTGAAGATGCTCTTCGGTAGCGGGAATAATTTGAACGTCGATCATCAGAATCCCCCAACAGTAAGGCGAGGAATAACGGCAAGAACAGACAGCGGCAACGGGTCAAGCTGACGGATTTTTACACGTCCGTTTTTGCCCCAGTTACTGTCCAGTTTCACTTCTACTTTTCCGGTAGCGTCATCAACAGGATCATCGTAGAACTCGAATTCACGCTGTGGATATTCGTACCATTTACCGCCGGGCGTAGTCGCCCAGATGCCGCGACTGGCATTCACAACCAGAGTAACGGACGGGATCACCTGTTTTTTGTCCAGCAGCGTTTCCTGTCCGTTAATGTTGATATCCAGTGTTTCGAATTCAGCAGTTATTGGCAGGCCGATGTGCACAACAGCCCCCGGTGATTCCAGCGTGACGGCACCTCCGGAAACCACTTTTTGTGGTTCCACGTTCGCATCAGAGAGGATGTTTACGGTCTGGCCTTCAAGATGAGACAAGCCGCCAAATGTCCGGCGCGCCATCTGCCAGTTTGTGGTAGCCACATTCCTGAGGGATGGCGGGACGTTCCTGTTAGCACGAACCACTACTGCGGTATTGCTGGTTACAGAAATAATGTCGCAACGTAATTCTTTTGACACTTCATCGCCGGTATAAGGGAACTGTAGTTGCGCACCGACATCACTACTGGTGAAGTACGCACCACCAGAAACACTGATTGTATATTCCGCGCGGTAATCCCATTCACCAGAACCACCAGTGATGGTCATCGTTCTGTCAGACGTATTTCTTCCATCATAGCTAAGGCCAGAATCAACAAAGAAAGCATCTTCATCGCTGGTAAATAAACGGCTGGACAGTCGCTCGATGTATCTCACTGTTTGCCCGTTAACGGTTCGGTTAACGACGAAATACACCGCATCTTCATTGCCTTCGCTGATACTGCATGTGCTTTCATATTTTCCGGTACTGGACTGTGGTGCCCATGCAAAAACCTGTTGATCACGCAGATAGGTCATCACCAGTAATTTACCGTCATCACGAATGCAGAAGGCGCTGGAGTAAGGGACAATAGAGAAGCACCAGTCAACAATGCTGTGCTTCTGAAAAAGATGATTGGCAAGGATGGTCAGGTCGTTCCCCTGATAGCCGTCAACATCGAATGAGTAGGCCAGATCACGGACAACACTGCCTTTCTCCTGGACGAACAGAGCAATATTCGCCACGGCAATTGGTGGGACATTGCTCGAGCCATTTGATCCCTGAGAGCTGAATGCAAATGATGATGGGGTTAACACTTTGTTCTGGTCGCCGGTGATGACGTACTCACCTCCGGAAGTCAGTGCCACCAGCGAACCGACATCAATCAGGTGGCGGATCTCATTAACCTGACGCCCGGCATAGGTGTAGATAATTCTGTCGTCATCCTGCGTAGGATTGCTTTTGCCAAAATCCTTATAATCCCCGGTACGGCTGGCCCAGATAGTCTGAGGGAACGCAGTCGATGCGGCGAAGTAAAGGCGTTGTTGATAATAAACAACAGTGCCAGGATAACCGTTAATACTGTTCCAGGCATATTTAGCCCATTTATAGCTGGCATTATCCTCGCCAACTACCTGCGAAGGGATATAGGAAATCACCTCGGCAGTTGCAGTAGTTCCATTTGCAGCAGAGATACGGGCAATGCCAAAACCACTGTGCAGATACTCCCACTCAATGCCGGTATCATCATCACCGGATCCGCCCCAGCCATCCCATGATGTGCCTTCTGTATGCGAAGGGCGCAAAGTGCCTGTTTTGCCTGCTGTAACGGCGCGATAGTAGTTACTGTCTGCACGGCGAATATCGCCAATCGACGTACTCTTACTGGTTTCCCATACCGGCACAGAATCCACTGCAGGCTGTTCCAGATAGAACAATTTGCCTACCTGCTCCGCGCCAAAAATTGAGGCGCTTGCCGTTAACGTAATTGTCCCGGTGCTGGCGCTGGCATAAACCGTCACTGACTCGTCAATATTGATATCTTCAAATGGCCCGTTCTTCGTTACCACATCAACCAGTTGCCAGTTGTCATGCGCATAGCGGCGCAACTCTTTCGGCGGGTATGCCGGATGAACCAGCGTAAGCACGTCTGCGCTTTGCGTGAATTTAATTCGGAACAGATCGGCTTCAGTATATGGCGTGGCAATTTCATAAATAACATTGCTGCTGTTCAGCACCAACGCACCATCTTTGATAACGCGCATGTACTGGTGTCCGAACTCCAGAGCATAAGTCTGAACCGTCGAGAACTGGAACGGGATCAGGCGGCATTTCCGATTTGGGTATTTGGCGGCACCGACAAAACGCGTACCAGGTCGATTCTCAACGCCGCCATACTGCCGCACGATAAAGTTATCGCACTTGCGCAATGCCACCTGGTACTTCGCCATGTCGATACGACCGTACAACGACGGTCCAATCTCACCACCGGCAAAGCTGGGCTGGATCCAACTGATAGCCATCAGGACAACCTCGCAATGGTAAACTCGTCAACCGGTGGCTGTGGTTCCTGTGATTCATTCTGGCTATGCGAGCCAGCACTAAGAATCACGCGATTGTACATATTGAGGGCAAACGTACCGAGGTCTGCATTCCCAGTCAGCGCCATGTTAATAGCTGCCGCAAGACGCCAGGCCAACGCCTCCATAAAAATGGCATCAAACATGTTCACATCTGAAACGCGAGAGACATACTTGAGCCATGCCTGCGGCTGGTCTGTGTAGATCAACTTTCCTGTTCCGTTGGTGTCTGCACCAACTTCGTACTGAACGCGCATTGCTGCTGTTGGATTGCGTACACCAGGAAGCATAATTTCAGTAATGCGCAGACAATCGGACGGGTACTGGTACGCATATTCCCAGTCAGGCGGTGGATTGCTCGTATCTGCAAGCGCCACGCGTTTGGTAGCAAAGTTCCAGTCAAAATCAGAAAGAACAGCATCACGGCAGGCCTCAAAGTGCAGCGAACATTCACCCGCTTCCTTGCTGGCTTCCGTCAGGCTGTTAATACTGCGGCTGTTGCCAATATTGGACAGCGCACGATTACAGATCTCTACTACAGAGGCCATCACTCACCTCCGTTACCGTACAGAGTTTCAGCCGCTGATTTTTCTACATCCCTGGAAACAGGAGCGATCGCCATATCAGTGATCTGCAGATCGGCGCTGCGATTAACACCATCGTCAGTTTCTCTGGCAGACAGGCCTCGAATAACAGCCTTTGCAGTTATCATCACTTCTGTTCCGACGCCCTGAGGTTGCGCCTTCAGCTTATTCAATGTGTCGTTATTAAGAGTGATGCACAGCCCCCACGGGTATTCATCGCGAGTTCTGGTTTCTCCGCTCTCATCCTGGTAGCTGTCAGTGCCGGTTTTGAGGTTTACGAGTTCCATATACACTCCTGCAATAAAGGGGCCGAAGCCCCTTGTCGGATTCGCGAGGCTTACACGCCCAGTTCTTTACGCTTATCTGCGATCTTCTCGCGGAGCGTTTCGGCTTTAGCGTTATGGTGTGGCTTCTCGTTAAAGAGCAATTCGTACTCTTCACGGAGCTTATCCAGTTCACCATCATCTGACACATCGTTGATGATTTTGGTGCTGGTTGCTGCCATAGACACCTTTCCTGCTACCTTTGCTTTTGCCTGTCTGGCTGCATCGTTAACAGGTTCCAGTGCGCTACCAGGCTCACCTTCGTATTCGATTTCTTCCCCCTCCGGCCACAGTGTGTTATGGATATGAGAGAGGCGCAGAACGCGGTATCTTGGTTTCTCACCTGACATCGATATCACCTTAACCAGTTACTTTTGAGCGGATCGGGTACGGCGTATTGGCATCAACATCCAGACTGATACCCGCAGTGAATTTGCCGGCCGTTAGTGGGCCAGTTGCGACGGAGTAGTTAACACGCAGATATCGCTGAACACCGGCAGGCACCTTTGCAGAAACAACTCGTTTACCTGCTGTCAGGGTAGCCTTTGCCAGTGCGCCACTATCATAAATAGTGGACCATGAGCTGTTATTCTCACTCGTCTGCAACTGGATGTTTACAGTTGCCTCACCACTTGCCGTGGCGGCTTCGTTAACCAGCACCCAAAACTCAAGCGGATAACCCACGCCGATATCGCGACGGTTTCCATCAATTGGACCGAGATCGATTACGTCAGTAGAAGCCGCGGTATTCGTAACCGCCTGAGCTTCGGAGAACATCAACAGTTTGTCGGTGATCATCTTCTTTCTCCATTAGTGGGTCTGTTACGACCCACAGGTTAATAACAGGCGTTACACCACGCGGGCTTCTGTTTCCAGAAGCGCATCAGTTTCACGGATTGGTACACCACGGAATGAAGTCCACCACTCGCCTTCTGTCTCTTTTACGCTGATCGCCAGAGATGTTTTCTCCAGAGATTGCAGATCAAGAGCCTGGCCTACAGTGCGGTTCATGTAGAACACCGGGCGACCCATTCCACGGTTTGGAATGCGATGCAGTGCTTTAACCATCAACTTCGCAATATTTGCGGCAGAGGAAGGTTCTGAAAGATTGCTGACATCGATGTTTGCAATGCGAACAACATAACGCCAGTCACGCAGAGCAAGTCCGTTGTCCCATTTGTAATGGGTGCGATAGCCTTCGTACTTGCCGCCATTAGCATCTTCCAGTGTCACCTGGCCTTTATCTTCCATCTGGATGCCAGCCTTCTGCCCTTTCGGGAAGATGCCATGCACGGTGTTTTCGCCCCACACCACTAACCAGATTGAGGTGTTATCTGTACCCGTGCCACCAGCATCAATGATGTTCTGAGCATTACCCGCAGACAGGCTGGAATAGCGGGAGGACAGTCCCATAAACTGCTGAGGGTTAACGCTGGAATCACCATAAAACAGCGTCTGCGCCATCTGCTGATTCATCGCTTCAATAAATGCGCGGTCTTCAGACAGGCGGAATTCAGCGGAATTGCCGTTCAGATCAGCCAGTGATTTATCGACTTCAGCATAGGTTTCCAGCATGCCAACGGAATCGGTTACCTGCACTGTGGTTGATTTGCTTGGCTGTACGCCATAGTTCAGCAAACGCCAGGTAGCTGAAGGTAAACCAGAACGAATGGTGGTTCGGTGTCCGGTAGGAAGGTTCCCTTCGACAAAAGGCATATCCTGAAGGATCGGGTTAGTTTGACCGAGAAGCTCGATAATCTTATCGACTTTCCCGTTTGGATCGACGCGCTTACCCCAGTCAGCCAGCGTTAGCGCAGTTAAGCCTTTAACAGCCATTGTCATTTCCTCTCTTATTTGCCATAGAGCACTTCGGCCGCACTACGCTGGCCTTCATTACCACCGGTGACCATGCCATCTTCAGACATCGCCTTTCCGATTTTCACGAACGTTTTGACCAGATCAGGGTGATTACCCAGCCCGGTGGTGTTCAGATATTCTTTGAGTTCAGGTGTCCCGAACTGGTCAAGCGCACGCTGTGCGGCGCTAAGGTTAGAAATCAACTTGTCGCCACCGATTTCTTTGTCAGCTTTTACATCCGCAGCCCACTGCTCGGTTGTTTTCTGCCAGGCTTCTGCCTGGCGCTGCTGAACACCTGCCAGAATCTTCGGATAAGCATCAACCAGCTTTTGCGCTTGCTCGTTGGTCAGGTTAAGTTCTCGCGCCACCGGCTCGAATTCCTTCAACGCTTCTGTATCCAGCTCTACGCCTTCGGCAGCCTGAAACTCGTACTTCTCAGGCGCACCCTCTGGTTTATCGCCGTCCTTTTTTTCATCCTGCTTATCGTTTTCAGGCTTTTTGTCATCAGCAGGTTTATCGCCATCAGCAACAGGTTGTGGCTTATCACCTTCCTGTTGTGATGGATCACCAACTGGAGCAGGGTTATCACCTGCAGGCGCTGACGGTTCTGACGCAGCCGGAGCTGCTCCACCATCGACTGGTTGCTCATTGCAAAGACGGCTATACAGCAAACGCTCAAACAAATTCATGATCACTCCTGTTCACTGGCCTCTTTGGCCATCTTCAAATACTGTTCAGGGCAATGCGCCATAACGCGCTGAAACAGTTCCAGCGCCAGATTGCGTTGCCCCTCATTAAATGCCATTGCCATAGCGTCCATCGGTGAGATAGCGGAAAACACACGGCCTTTCTCCAGCACCGACCAGACAACGCGACGCCCCTGTTCACTGCTCATGACAAAGCGAATGTCATCAATTTCACGCTGCGCCATGTCACGTTGCTTACGGGCGTTTTCTTCTTTCAGTTGATCGTCTTCGTAATCTGTCATTGTGATTGCCCACCCTGACCACTAACTGCATTCGCCATAGCTGACAACACACTCGGATCCGAAGTTTTAGCTTCGCTTAGCGTCTTGGCCCCCTGTGCCGCCGCCATCCCCATCGCCATCATTTGTTGCTGCTGTTGTTGCTGTGCCCGTTGCTGGCGAGCCTGCTCAACCTGTCCCTGCGGAACAATGACGGTTGGAGACACTCCGGACATATCAGCGAATGCATCGATCGCCTGATCAACGTTGAGTTTGTCGAGAGCTTCTGGTTTCGCTTGCGCAAGTTGACCAATGAAGTTGACCGTAGACGCCAGACTGGACAGGCCGATAGACTTCTGCGCCTGAGCCATGACGGAAATGTATTCGACCTTCAGGGGCATACCTTCCATCGCGTCAGGCGGTGGCGGCAGCATGTTTTTACGCACCATCATCGAGAAAGCGCGGTCAATGAGAGGATTAAGACATTCGTCGTTCAGACGCTCCAGAACCGGCCCCAACATCAGAAGTTTTTCTTCTTTCATTTCGATCACTGCTTCAACAGGCATCGAGCGGGTATTGATGTTCTGCAACATCATGAACAGATCGACAAAGTAGGCGCTGTTAATGATTTGACGAGTGTCCTGAATGTCTGCTACCAGATCTGCTGTACTGGGGTTAACCAGATAAGCAGGCCTGAAGCCATCCTGACCAGTAATCTGATCGATATACGTGATGTCGCCAGGAAGAAGGGAGGCGCGCTGATTCTTGAGGGAAGTCGGAGCAACCATCGGCGGATTGGTGGCTTTATCAATCAACTGCGACTTGCGCTTCTGGAGAAGTTGCAATGCCTTAACAGGTCCAAGCGCCAGCATACCCGGGCATGATGATCCATAAACATCTTCGCCATTAACTTCCCAGCGCGGAGCCATAATTGGAAACTCATCAAATCCGGACTCACGCAACAACTTGTCGTTATCGCCACCAACCTCGTAATAAACCGATTTGAATGGCTTGTTCTTGCTATCCAGCTTCGATGTATCGCGGTCAATGTTCGGGTAAACCGAATGCATCACTTCAATCCACTTCTCGTAGGTGCCGCTTTCCCACATGCTTTTTACGTATTCGCTGACGTTATTTAGTCCGAACTCCTGAACAAGCTGACGAACAGTCATAGAGAACTTGCGAAAACAGGTGTCCACACTGCCACGAGGTGAGTTAGCCAGGTAGTAACTGCCTATCGGGAATGGCATTGTGCGAATGATGTCCTCATCATCCTCCAGCACTGCCATTGCACCAGTGCTGTATGTGCCTAGGCTTCCGTATAACTGCGGCAGTGACTGATAGAGATTCGACTTATTGAACATATCGTTCATGCGGTTCTGCACCGCCTCAAGCCACAACTTAACAGGGCCATAATCCATCATTTCAGGATCTGGCGTAGCCAGGCGAAACCACGGACGCGCGGGGCTTGTGATGCCTGACATCATGCCGCTGGCGAGAGTGCGCGCCGCCATAGTCCCGGTAGAATCAATAATGCGTGTATTGCGTCGATCGTTACGGTTGACCTCAGAAGTCAGAAAGCGGGAACCACGCGGGTTGATGTAATCACTCAACTCGCGCCAGTGCGGCTCGAACGACTGACGCTCGCTTTCAAGTTGTGCGAACTGTTTGTTCAATCGCTCTTTAGTTGTTTCCGCCATTTCAATGACTCCGGTTACTGACCAAGCAGCGTTTTACCGCTGGTATTAGCGGTTGATGTGTCGCCCTGAGAACCGGTAAGCAGCGTAGAACTACGACCAGCAGCAGCGCGACGGCGACGTGTTTCTTCGTCGCGGGCATCAACAACGGCGGCATCCTGCTCCTGTGGTGCTGCCTGAACTTCTGGTGTTGCAGGCACTGATGGTGAGCTACCCATGCACATATCAATGACTCCGTACGCAATTAAATTATTACCAATTTAACCATATATGATTTATTTATCGTAGATAGTTGACATTTAACGCACGAATTATTACCTTTCAGGTAAGTAAAGGGTTCATTCCGGTTACTAACCTGACTGGCTTGTCGTTAAATTGAACAGGTGGAGTGAGCTTTTATTTTGAGCAGTACGGCGTATGGCACATGCGCCGATAGCGGTCTGGATACGTTTAAGGGGCACCCTCCCTTGCTCGGGCAAACGAACCAGGTAGCCGGAATGTGCAAGTCGAGCGGTTTTATTCCGCGCACGGGGATTCACCATCCCGGCGATTCGGTGTGACGCCTCGGAAGAGACGAGGGTACAACGATGAGAGCATTTATGGAGCCGCGACAAAGTGTGGCGCCTTAACAGGCTAAGTGCTCTCAGCGTTGTGGCATTAGCTCAGTCGGACAGAGCAACCGCCTTCTAAGCGGTTGGTCGCAGGTTCGAATCCTGCATGCCACGCCAGAATCACGCCTAAGGACCGTGATGCCAGAAGTTCCAGGTGCTTGGCGGTGATGGTTTCCCTTGAAGGACTATCACCGCCCTTTTTACAGCAGGACGCCATTGCGATGACTTCATGCTGTAAACCCGTACAGCCACGGAAGGCATAACTCATTGCTTCCAGTTCGCCCGGTTCGCCGGGCATTTTTTTAAGGTGAGATTATGAACGACCAGCAAATCGAAAAAGAAATCGTTGAGAAAGGCAAAACGGCACCGCGCGTTACGCCAGACCATATCGAAGGCATTATTGCTCAGGAGGCATATTTCACAGCAGAAGATGGTGCCTTTGGCAAAGCCATAAAAGCGAAACATACTGGCGGAGAGGTAAACTACCAGCCGCACGAATCACTTTCTCTGCTGACGTTCTGCGTCCTGGTATTGCGCAACGGCTTCACCGTCACCGGAGAGAGTGCCTGTGCAAGTCCGGAAAATTTTGATGCAGAAATTGGTCGGAAGATTGCCCGGCAGAATGCTGTAAACAAAATCTGGATGCTCGAAGGTTACTTGCTGAAGCAGAAGCTAAGCGAGCAATAACACCGTGACATGTCACAAACAGCCAGCCGATGAGCTGGCTTTGTTTTATCCTCATCAGAGGATATCAACGACATTATCCCCACCAGCGGATTAAGCATACGGGTCATAATCTGTGATGGCCTTGCCTTGCTGGTTCTGCTGCCCAGGAATTCGCAGACGCTTCGACACAGGGAAAGCAAACGTCAGCAGTAGCGCATCGCCTTTACCCGGCGAACGCCCAAGTCGCTCTTTGATATCTTCCTTCGGTTCGATAACGATTTTACCGTCCACGCGAACTTTGTACTCTGCCGCCGACAGATCGTCCGCTGTTTCCTGGTCATCCAGCATCCCGCCCAACCTCAGCCATGTCTTGCATGAGTTGAACATCTCCCCGCGCTTGTTGAGCATCTGAGGGTCAGTTGACGCACCACCGAACGGAACAAGTTGCCATGTACGTCCCCAGCCATCACCGATTGACTTCAAACCGGTTCCGTAACCGAAGTCGATGAATACCGCGTCAGCCTGATACTGGTCTTCAAAGTCAGCGATGCGCTTCGCCATAATCAGATCGTCGGTGGTCTTGTTGCCAGTCCATAGCACCTTACTATGCAACCCCTGCCGCAGGTATATCACCGCGTCATCAACGCCTGAATATGCCGGGTCAACACCGATTATCACCGGTGCATGTGCAACCTGCGCAGCAGTTACCACCCGTTTCATTGCCTCGTCAGTAAGACCGGTAGGGATAAACTGCAATTCAGATGCATTAGGGAATATGCCGCGCACACGGATTTTAACGAAGTCGCTGTCTTCCCCGTAGTCATCAACCCATTTCTGCAATTGCTGCTTGTTAGTACCTTCCACCGTCCGGCTGTCAATCTGCGCAGTTTTCCAGCGGTGTTTATATTTGCGGAAACATTCACGGAATCGCCCGGTATTACGCGTCGGGTTTCCGAACGCCACCCAGATAATCTCAGTGTCTTCGTCCGTTAGCGCACCTTCGGCAACTTCCCACACCAGATCCGCAATGTTCGACGCTTCATCAAACACCACGATGATGCGTTTGCGCTCGTTGTGTAGTCCGGCGAATGCCTCGGTGTTGTGCTCAGACCAGGGTATTGCGTCAGCCCGCCACCGCTTGTCGTGCCCTAGGTCATTGCTGTACATCGCGGTAGCGGTACAGGTAAACCAGTCTTTCGTGATGGCAAGGTTCGACCACTTGATAATTTCCGGCCAGGTCTTCGTTCGTAGCTGGTTGTCGGTGTTGGCGGTCACCACGACCTTACAATCCTCGCAAGTGGACATGCCCCAGTTGATCAGCATTGAGATGAATGCTGATTTACCAATACCGTGACCCGAAGCGCGTGCCAGCATAAGCGGCTGATAGCGCGTCTCTGGATTCTGCAGGTGATCACGTATCTCTCGGAACGCATCGGCTTGCCACTGACGTGGGCCGGTGGCATGTGCCAGTTCAGTCCCCTCTTCCCCCCACGGGAACGCATAGAGGGCATAGCCAAGCGGATCGTGAGTGAACCCTGCAATATCCTCGATCAACTGCTCTTCAGGAGATAACGCTGTATCTGTCACTGATTACCATCCTGACGTTCTTTGAGTCGCTTCCTGGCTGCCGCTATGCGATCAGCAATTGTCACATTCACATTAACATCCAGGCGTTCTTTGAACGCGTTGACGTCGACGTGCTTACCAATCAGTTCGAGGTTCTTCACCTTGTCAGGCCATTTAATTTTTTTGAGGATTGTCTCTATCGAATCCTCGTTCATGTTCATGATGGTCGATGACAGATCAAAGCCGCTAAGCGTAGTGCGCCAGATTTTCGGCCACTCGCGGATTGGCTTAAGGCTCCCATCGTCGTTGAGGATGTCGATCACGTCCATCTGGTCGATCTCCACCAGGCGCATGAGAACGTAATCAGCACTGACGCGCATTCGTTTGTTGCGCTCCTCCATCAACTCGGCAATCCGTTTTTGAATGCGTTCATCGCGCATCATGACACTGGCTTTAACTGCCGCTGTATTTGGGGAGAATCCTGCGTTAATCGCTGCCTGAGTCTGGTTTTCAGGCGTTTTGATGTATGACTGGCAATAAGCCTCCTGCATTGCTGTGAGCGGCTTAAATTGCGTTGATTTGCGTTTATAGGTTTTAGGTTCAGCAGGCATCATAACCACCGTGGTAATAGTTACCGTTGTGGTAATAGTACCATGCAAAATAAAGCCGCCATAGTTGGCGGCAGTATTCAAAACCCGTCAAATTCATCATGCATAATCTAATCGTGACATGTCACACTATTAATTTCGTTTCATGCCAGCCTTTAGTCACCCAGCATTGCGAGTCACCATTACACGGGCATGAATTAACTGGAACTCTCTCGCCGCACTTACCGCAACGTTTTCTGCTGATCGATTTTATACGCCCGCGCACACGTGCATCATCCTGGCGGATCAGCAGCGCGATGTACTCGGCCATTTCATAGGGATCGCGACCAGGGCGCCGGGCGGCGCAGTTCCGCGCCAGCATTTCCTGCTCCTGCTTATCCAGCACCAGTTCAATTTTGCGCTCACCGGCGGCGGACTGCCGAGCGCGCTGCGCGGCTTTGCGTTCTGCGGGGGATTTAGCCACGAATCGCACTCCACGCCAGATTGATTAATGACTCCCAGGTAATATAAACCCGGATACCAGCAGCCAGGCCGAAACCAATCACCATGGCATAAAGCAGAGCGTTGCACTTGTTCATCACTTCACCTCCTGCGGCGGTTCTGGTAGCGGCATCCAGTGTGATGGTATCCACGACGCACCAGGTACTACCCACCCATCATTAGCGTCAGGATGCCCCGGGATGTAAGTCGCCCATTTCATTCGCCAGTCACCTTTCCTGTCAAACTCCCTGGCAACAAGAACGGCTGTTTTGGTATCCGGCATTCGCTCACTACAGCTTATCCAACCATCCGTAGTTACCGGAGAGTTGCCCGATATCTGGTTCAACTTGTAAGTTTGGCTTACAGGTTCGGCTTTCAGTTCTGCAATGCGCTGTTTTGCGGCATCCAGTTCAATCGACAATTTTTCCAACTGCTCTTGATGCTTCTTGTATTCCTGATATGCGTGCCAAGACTGACCTTTGCGCACACTATCAGTGATATCAGTAATCTGTTCTGGTGTTAGCGTGGTCAGTGGCTGTGATGGGAAAATAAGCACTTTCCCGGAATCCCAATCAAAACCAGCGTGAATTGACTGAACCTCAACTGAAGGTGTTGAACCAATGCTGCCAGGCGAATGAACAACGATTGTTACATCCATATCGCGACGATGGCTGTGGTTGTTGGACAAAATACGATTCACCAACTCAGAAAATTTGGAAAATTTCATGCTGATTCCCCTTTCTCTGCTCTCTCCTGTCGGAACATCACTATCATCAGGTCGCCTTTTGTCGCTATCCTGGCTGTTGTACCTGGTTCAATGCGGCTAAGCTCAAATGCGTCATAGAACGCTTCTAATGCCTTCTGGCGTAGTTCCTGTTTGCGCCGTTTTTTCCACTGTTTTAGGAAAATGGAACCCAGCCATCGCCATGTGCGGGACATGATGTAAAGCCAACCGAGAAGTGCCAGACCGGTATTTAGGAGCGTATCGATCGTTATTGTCGTGTCGATATTCACTGGCTGCTTCCTTTGCGAATCTGTTCCGCCCATTCTTCAAGGGATTTCTCCGCATATTCACCAGACAGGCCATCAATCGGATGCGCTTCATTAGCCAACTCTTCTTTCGCTGACAAAATCATGCGTGTAACGTCGAAAACTTCACGCAAAGACTTATTGATAAATCCGTGATTGAACGCAGCAGCAAGACGGCTGGCGGTATAGTTAATCCCCTCGTTGCGTGCTTCCGCACGAATTTCAGCCAGGAAAGCATCAGTGGTTGGCGTTTCAGGTATCTGTCTCCTCATCCGTTCTATTGCATGATTGAACCCGAAGTCTTCCGCGAGAGATACGTCATCCATATTGTCATTGTCATCTTCAATATCCCGTGATTCTGGAATTGCAGACTTTATTCCCGCATTCTCCGCCGCCAGCGCCGAAAACTTCTCGTGTGCCAACTTAACAGCCGAATCAGCCTGCTTAATTGACTCAATCGCTCTCTGGTGGTCTTCGGCCATCGCATTAGCACGCACCAGTTGCACTTCCAGTTGCGTTGCCAAATCGCTGATCAGCTTTGCCACGCTGCGCATATCAACGGCACCACATTCAGCTTTCAGTTCCGAAGCCATCTCATGCCCGGCGGAAACTAACCCTTTGATATTACCGTCCATCTTTACCCTCGCTTATCCACATAACTTATTGATTACATTGATAACTAAAAAGATCGTCGATTCATGCCGATCTATTTTTCATCAGTGATTCATAAAACTTTTGCCACTTATGCCGACCGAAATTAGCCTTCGAGTTACAGCTCGAACAAAGACAAATAAGGTTCTCCTGACGACAGTCTTGTTTGTCGTAATTGATATGATGAGTTGTTAGCCTTTTGTCTGTTCCATCACAACCTGGGTTCTGACAAGTAAAACCATCTCGCTCAATAACCCTCTTGCTCGTTTCTCGGAAATCCCACGGATACGGCAATCTCGATAATCCACCAGACCAGTTTGGATTTCCTTCCCCCTTCATCAGAGAAGAACGCATTATGTTGGAACACTGTTTCGAGCAGCATTTATGACGCTTCTCATGACTCAAGAAAACGGAGAACGAAGATCCGCATACGCAGCATATTTTTAATACTCGCTTTAGTTCCCGATTTACCGTCTTGCCTCGCTGTGAAATTCCTACACACTGAAGTGAGCAGAACCTTGAAGAGGAGTTGGCTCGCTTAACCTGATATTGCCTGCCACATACGGAGCAAACCTTTTCGATTTTCCCACCCTTCCAATTCGGGTTTTTATCACCGGATACAATCAATCCCGCAGCATTGGGCTTCTCGCTCATAGTTCCTCAACCTCCCATCCACCACCGAGCTTTTTAGGTTTTGGATAAGCAACCTGAAAGACAAACGGATAGCTGTCTGCCGCAACCTTCATCTTGACTCTCGCATCGTCAGTAAAGACTGACTTACTTCCCTTAACGTCCACCATCACCAACTGCCCGTCAGCCAACATCACGGCAAAATCTACAGTCAGGAAGCAGTTGTCAGCCAGCCGCAGCTTGATACCCTCGAACCGATACCAGGCGACTTCCCCTGCACGTTTACGCTGCTCAAGGTGCTGGCAATACGCAGATTATGTTTTGTTCATCTGGCCTGTTTTGAGTCGACCAAGAGCCTGTATCTGTTTTCTCATGATTTACCTCTGAGGTAATTAAAAACCACATAAGACACGAAATCAATAGATCTAAGAATATTTTGTTACCTATTAGGTAACTATTAAGGCGTAAAAAAATGCGCTATCGCGCTGGTATTACTTGATAAATCCTGCTGCCTTTCCTCGCCTGTATTCCTCCATCAGCCACTGCGCCGGTGTTATTCCCCCCAGGGTGGCGGCGTTAGGCATACACCCGAAACTTCGCCCTGGTGGATGGTAAACGTCTCTCCCTGTGTCCGGAGGCGTACTCATGGGTTCTGGCTTTGCCTGTATGCTGATCACCGGATCGGGTATCTGCTGTCCGGAAGCCACCTTTTTCGCCAAATCATCGAGCAGCCTGCGCGCGTGTTTCTCAACCTCAATCTCGCTAAGCTGGCGCTGATACATTGCACGGCGGGTATCACATACGACCCAGTACATAACCGGATGCCGCCACGGGAATCTTTCGGGACCACCAGGATATAAACTTTTTTCCTTGCTGTACCGGTGAAACTCCGTCATCACATCGTCAATGGTGACGCCAAGAACCATCTTGCTGTCTTTACACCACTTGATAAATTGCCCTGGCGACGGCCAGAACGGAGATTCACTGGCGCGGGCGTGGCGCATACCAGCGTTAACCTGTTCCATTGTTGTGATCCCATTCTCAAGAAACGCAAGCATCCATTGCTTACGGAATTCATTAAGTTTGTTCTGCTCCCTTATGGTCGAAACGCTTGCAGGAAATGCAGCCTGTAACTGGACAAATAGTTCATTGAAAATTCTAGCAACCTGCTCCTTTTTGCCATTGCTGTCACGCCGCTCTTCATGCACAGCAACACCATGCTCACGTAAGCGATCGTACTCATTGAGAAGTTCTGGAGTTGATTTCATCCCACACCCCTTCTATCCAGTCAGTGTTATTCCAGTCAAGCTCATCGCTTTTCCCGGCGTTTTTTGATTTTCCCCTGATATGATTTACGTGCCTGGCGAATTTTTGTTCCCACTGAACCTGCGTGAACACTTTGCCCTCAGCCATCCAGTAATCCCGGAATGCAGCAAGTTCAGCAGGTGTAAATTCAGGTTCCGGCAGGGCCGTTCCCCACAGCGCAGCACGCCGTCGAAAATCCGGCGACGGATGCCAGCCATCGGTCATCGGAAATTTCCCGATGGGTTCACTCAGGCCATCCAGAAATTCAGGTTCAGCCACCTGCAACGGCATACCGTTCGCTTCACTGGTCGGAGCACCCTCGCGCACGTGCGCTATGTGTGGGGTTTTATATATATCTTCCTCTTCCTCTTCCTCTGGTAACTCCTTTTGTAACGCTGTTGGCATTACTTTTTGCGTTACTCGTTTTCGATGCTCTGCCACTCTTCTATTCGTAAGTGCACGTTTTTTCGATGATTCTCCATTGTGTCGCTCAAAGTTTGGAAGAATTAGTTTGCCGTCATGATAAGCAAGCCATCCGACACTAATGAGGGCGTCAGCAAATCCTGTAATAAAAGCAAGTCTATCAAGTACTCCTTTTGTAACGCTGCCAGCGTTACCGTCTATTGTTTGCTGGTCAGCCCATGCCCATATACGAACCAGCTTTCCAAGAACAGCATCTGGATCAATACCCAGAATTTCTGCTATCTGAAAAATTTCAGGTTTATCAGGAGTGATAACTTCAACCTTAATCCAGCTGCTTGCCATAGGTTTCCCCTCTTGCACTCTTTAGTGCACAAGCAAATTCATTACGATGGCGGTTGGCGCTATTCATTGCACATTCAACACATGTTCCGTTCAGAACATACCTTTCAGAGAGATGGCCGTGACGGCACCGCTTTCCTGTGAAATAGCGATTTAACCCGGCTTTTGCGGCCTCCATTCTGGTTACTATCTTCAATTTTTCCGCCCCTTTTTGTTATTGATATTGGCTATTTTGCACAATTGGAAAATTTGATCAACCGGATTTGGTTTTTTATTACCTTTGAGGTACGAATAGATATGAAAAGACCGCCGGGTGGCGGTCTACAGAGGGTTGTAGCTGGATATCATGAGTAGAAGAAGTATGCCAGTTCTGCTTTTGAGCGCAGCCATTGTCTTGTTTTACAGGCTTTAAAAAGCCCATTCATCAATACCTTACCTGGCATTTTGCGCTTACCTGTTAAGTGAGTCTGGATATAGTGACTCGTCGTTCCGGCTTCCTGTGCGAAGGCTTCACGCTCATCCGGAGTAAGTGCAAGCCAGTGCTTTTTGAAATCGAAATGTCCGTTATCGCTCATAGCTATTGCCTGATATTTATTTCAGATAATAAATATTCACCCATAAGGTAACAAAAATCAAGGATAGTTACCTATGGGGTGCATTTACCTGTTGGGTAATATTGCTTTAAATTGAATCATCTACTGATTCATATATGAGGCGATTTTCCAGAAAATGAAAAGTATCCAGGACGTCCGCAGGCAAAATCTCAACGACTTGATCGACCGTGAATTCAATGGTGTTCAGACGCGGATGGCAGAAAAACTTGGAACTCAGGCAAATCTGGTAAACCGCTGGGCTCTTGGCAAGAAGGTTATCGGCGACCAGGTTGCGCGAAAAATTGAAGCTGCCGCCAATAAACCCCGTAACTGGCTTGATATCGATCGCTCGCTTTCTCAGGAAGGTTTTCAGCCTGTCGGCCCAAGCGACATTGGTCAGCTGGCGGCTCACAACCTGGAACGCTGGATGAGCGAAAGCCGCGACCTTTCAACACAGGGAAAACTTCACCGCGCATCCGGCGTCGCCCAGGTGACAATCAGCCGCCTGTTAAACAATGAGGTCAGCGTTTCCATTTCCACCCTGGAGAATGTTGCATCCGCATTCGGGCGTCACGGCTATGAATTACTGATTCACCCGCACGACCCTGCGACCATCAACTATGACCGCTCGCGCTACGCATTGTTACCCGAAACCGAGAAAGCAAAGATCGAAAGTTACATTGAATTTGTCATCAACCAGAACGAAAAAAACAAACAATAAAATCATATTTTTCAGTAAGTAAGCCGCCTTCTGGCGGCTTTTTTATTGCCTGCACAATTACCTTAAGGGTAATTTTTTTAACTCATATCTATTGACACCAAACCAAATACGCATAATCATTACCTCAACGGTAACAGACCGAGGTAACAAGTTATGCAGTGGAAAATCATCAACGGTTGGTACTGCGTTACTGCATGCGGATTCATGAGCTGGAAGTTCCGCACCTTACAGGAAGGCATTAAGTGGGCTTTCGTCAGCAAAGAAGCTCGCGATGTGGCCAACGATAACGAGATATGGGAGGGCTGATAATGAACGTTAATCAGCAGAAAAATCTTCAAAAAATCATGCTGGCATTCGACAAGGACTACCGCCTGTCAGAACAGTTATATGACCGACAAGTTGAACTGATCGAGAGCATCCGGCTTCATCAACTGGCCTCAACTTTTGACGCTGTAACAGGCAAAGGGGTTCGCCAGGAAGTGCTGGAGGCAGCTAAAGACAGCCCTGAGTTCGAAGAACTTATGGATGCCTACCGGCGCGAGGCAATGGCAATTATCGCCCGCTGGGATCTGGCGGATCGGATTGATGGGCAGAGGGAAGCGGCATGAAACCGGGAATTTATTTCGACATCAGCAACGAAGACTACCACGCCGGTGACGGCGTGAGTAAGTCGCAACTGGACATGGTTGCCAAGAATCCGGCGCTTCTTAAATGGGTTCAGGCAGCACCAGAAGACGAAGAGAAAAAGTCTGCACTGGATATGGGAACCGCATTGCACTGTCTGCTTCTGGAGCCTGGAGAGTTCGACAAACGCTTCATTGTTTCACCGAAATTCGATCGTCGGACGAAACAAGGTAAAGCTGACGAAGAGGAATTTCTTCGTGATGTGGCGGATATGGGGATTACGGTACTTGATGCCGAGCAGTGGCGGAAACTGGAGCTGATGCGTGATAGCGCAATGGCTCACCCGGCGGCACGCTGGATGTTGGAAGCACCTGGTTACTGCGAAGCATCAATGTACTGGAACGATGAAGAGACGGGTGAGTTGTGCCGAATTCGTCCAGACAAATGGCTGAACGAGCACAACGTGATCGTCGACGTGAAAAAGGTTGCAGATATGGACCGTTTTGCACGCCACATCGAGGAGTTCCGCTACCACGTGCAGGACGCAATGTACCGCGAAGGCGCAATGAGGGTTACTGGTCAGCCACATGGTTTTTTCTTTCTTGCCGTGAGCGAAAGCATTGATTGTGGTCGGTATCCGGTACGCGTGTTCGAGCTGGATGCGCCGGATGTCGATGCCGGGCACGCTCTGTTCCGCCGGGATCTGAATACCTATCACGAATGCCGCATCAACGATGAATGGGGCGGAGTGGAAATTATTAAACGCCCTGACTGGGCACGTAAACAGGATATGTATGTATGAGCAATGATATCGCAATCACATCACAACCAGGCGCAACTGTAGGCACTGCAGCGGCAATCTTCAGCCCCGAGGGCATGAATCAACTGGTGCGTTTCGCGGAGTTGATGTCACAAAGCAAAGCGACTGTACCGAAACATCTTGAAGGCAAACCTGCCGATTGCCTGGCGGTGACCATGCAGGCGGCACAGTGGGGAATGAACCCGTTCGCCGTGGCGCAGAAAACGCATGTGGTAAACGGAACGTTAGGCTACGAAGCACAGTTGGTAAACGCGGTCGTATCCTCTTCCAGCCTGCTGGCGACACGCCTGAATTATCGCTGGAGCGGTGACTGGTCGAATGTTAACGGCAAAACAGATAAATCACCGAATCTGACGGTAACTGTGTCAGCAGTTCTTAAAGGAGAAGCAGAACCACGTGAGCTTACCATCAGTATGGCGCAAGCCGGAGTGCGTAACTCTCCATTGTGGGAACAGGATCCGCGCCAGCAGCTTGCCTATCTTTGCACGAAACGATGGGCTCGCCTGCACGCTCCTGATGTACTTCTCGGTGTTTACACACCAGACGAATTACAGGAAACGGCACCGCGCGTTGAGCGAGACATTACTCCGCAAACGACCACTGCTGCGGGAATGAACAGTCTGATCAACGCTAAAACAGTGAAAAAGCCTGATGAGCAAACGCGTAAAGCGGATAGCCGTGATCCAGAAGAAATGCTGATGGCCTTTACCAGCGCAGCGATGAATTACAGCACTGTCTCCGAACTAGATAAGGCTTACAAATACATTGCACAAAAACTTTCAGATGATGACGAACTGCTGGAAAAAGCCACCGACGTTTACAGCGTTCGCCGGGAAGAATTAAACGAAACATCTATGTAACCACCACCGCGGCGCCACGCGCGCCGCACTGCAACCAAGAGAGGTATTTATGAAAGGTGCATTAGGTAAGAAGGAACTCCTGGCGGTGGTGCCACTGTCATGGAGCACTATCGACCGTATGGAGCGCGCAGGTGAATTTCCTAAACGCTGGTATATCACTGACAAACGCTGCGCATGGAACCGTGACGAAGTTGAGCGTTGGCTTGATGAACGTCAGGCAGCAAGCCCGGCAGAGTTCCAGGGTAAAAAGCCTCCGGTTCAGCAACGTGTATATCGTCCTGTGAGCAACGCTGCATGAGTGTGCTGCTAAGGCACTGGAGCAAATGGTCAGGATGGTACTTATTCCTGGCCTCTGTTTCAGCATGGCTTTATCTGCTGGCATTAATTTTCAGAGAGGGTTGGATTAAGTGAGAAAGTTAAGCCGACTTGAAAAATATCACATGAACAAAGTTTCAATGCGCAGCCATTCAAAGGTTGTTGCCGTTACTCCTGCGGCGATAGAGATCGAAAAACGCGCGATTGAAAGAGAGAAAAAAGGGCAGTTCCGCATTGCCGCCCACCTTTGGCTTCAGTGTATGGATGTTGCTTCTGGTGATGTTGAGCGTGCAAGGATCGCGGTTCGCAGGGACCAATGTATCACAAAAGGTAACGGCCTTCGCCGTGGCGACTATAGCGGCATAGGATGTTGTGGGGTGGTTTATGACTAAGAAATACACACTAATCTATGCAGATCCACCTTGGGTATACCGGGACAAAGCCGCAGATGGTAATCGCGGTGCCGGTTTTAAATATCCGGTTATGAGTGTGCTGGATATCTGCCGCCTTCCTGTGTGGGATTTGGCCGATGAAAACTGTCTGTTGGCCATGTGGTGGGTGCCAACACAACCACTCGAAGCACTAAAAGTTGTTGAAGCCTGGGGATTCCGTCTGATGACCATGAAGGGCTTCACGTGGATAAAATGTGGTAGTCGACAACCAGATAAACTGGTTATGGGTATGGGACACATGACTCGCGCCAATAGTGAAGATTGCCTGTTTGCAGTAAAGGGAAAACTACCTACGCGCATTAATGCAGGGATCGTTCAGTCATTTACCGCACCGCGGCTTGAGCATTCAAGAAAACCAGATATTGTTCGTGAAAAACTTGTGCAATTGTTAGGCGATGTTTCTCGCATTGAACTGTTCGCCCGCCAGACGTCTCATGGCTTCGATGTTTGGGGTAATCAGTGCGAAGACCCGGCAGTGCAACTACACCCTGGATACGCGTTGGATATTGCCGGATTAACAAATGCATTCAGCAATGCTCCGCTGTCACCAACAGACAACCAGGGGCGGGAGCGTGCAGCATGAACAGGGCATCACCAGCAGATTTAAGGAAATGCCTTGAAACTGCAAACATGCTTGCACACAGCGGGATCAGGTTTGTTCCAATTCCCGCTGTCACTGATGCTGAATTTGCAACGCTGTCAGCAATATTCGCAGACAAAATTGAATCACTGGCAGCAGAAGCCGAGATGGAAGAAAATCAGCAGAACTATTAAACGTTATTCTCCCGCCATCCACTTCTCAAACTTCGACGGGGAGAACGGAATCAGATCCGTATGCTCCCCGTCAATCCAGGAATCAATCATATCGGCCCACTGCTGCAACATGTAGGCGCGCTGTCTGGCGTATTCCGCTTTGTTATATACGGCGCGCACACCTTTCTGCTCATGTGCCAGAGCCTTTTCAATCCAATCTGAAGGATAACCAGCCTCATGCAACAACGTACTTGCTGTACGGCGCATATCGTGTACGGTGAAGTCCTGAATATGCTCACCATCTTCATTTATTATTTTCACCGTTCTGTCGATCAGAGAGTTCAGCGCGGCATTAGATAATGGCTTCCGGAAGTTGTAACGACCAGGAACCAGATATTCACTTCCACCAGCGCACATCTGCAACCCGACCAATATATCCTGTGCCTGTTTAGGCAGGTAAATAACATGCGCCCGGCTTCCCTTCATGCGGTCTGAAGGAATTGTCCATGTCCATTTTTTAAAATCTATTTCGTCCCACGTTGCATTGGTGAATTCGCCTTTACGAACCATAGTGATAAGCACCAGCTTTAAAGCCATTTTCATAGTGCCCATAGCACCAATGGCATCCAGCGTGCGGAAGAACAGGCCAATTTCTTCTGGCGTCAGTGTTCGCTCTCGTGGTTTAAATATGGCGATAGACGAAGGTTTAATGTCAGCCGCAGGATTAAACAAACCATGACCACGGTCATTGGCGTGACGGTATACGCTGCTGATGATCTCCCTGGCCTGCACTGCTGTTGCCCGACCACCGCGTTCGACAATCCGGTCACACAAATCACGAACCATCGATGTGGTAATTTCAGTCATCATTTTGTTGCCAAGAACCGGAAGTATGTCACGGTCGATCACCGCCTGCTTCATTGCGCGGGTACTGTCAGCCAGGATGACATGTTTCATATAACTGTCGGTATGTACCGCAAACGTCTCGGCACCACGAATCTTTTTGATACCGTCACGTTTAGCCGCAGCCGGTGACTGGCCTGCTTTAAGCAGCTTCTTTGCAGCAATCAGTTCTTCTCGCGCTTCTGCCAGGCTGATACCGTCACGCCCATACTGCCCGATTACCAGTGTTTCGCGGCGACCGTTGATACGGTAGTCATAGCGAAACGAGACCGTGCCTGACGTAAGCACAGCTACATACAGCCCGTCACGATCGGAGACCTTGTACAGTTTGTCCTGCGGCTTGAGGTTTTTTAATTTTGTATCGGTAAGCAC